AATTGTATTTCCATTGGCAAGAGCATAAAGTTTTACCTTTGGAGAATAATCAACATTTAAGTCTTCTACAAAACAATAACCAGCATATTTTTTATCGACTATATCCATATAACCCAAAACTTCGTATCTTGATAATAACTTCTCTTTTAAAGAAACTTTTCCGTCAAAATTCCCAGCTAATTCATCTATAATAGCCTTTGAATCAATTTTCATAAAAGTCTTCACTGTTTCTGAACCACAATGCTTTCTAAGAACA